AACTTCTGCTTGCATCTTAGCTAGTTCTAGCTGTACTTGTTGCATCTGTAGCTCTTGCTGCATAGCTGCTGCTTGCATCTGTTCTTCAGACTGCTCTACGCCAGTCAACATGCGGATGCGTTTAGCTAGCTCACCTTTTCTAGCTAGATGCGAGTACTCAATGATTGCATCATCAGGAATGTTAACACCAACTTGACGTAGGTTAAGTGCTTCAGCAAATTGAACCTCATCGAAGCTATCACGAGCTGGGGCAGTAGCAATAACTACATCATACTCACCAAGAGTAAGATCATTAATAATAGTGCCTTCAGGGGTCATCTGGTTAATAACCATTTCTTCGCGTGGCTTCATAGGGTCATCTTCGTTAGTAACCTGAATAACGCGTTGCTCCGTGTAGAACCCTTGAATAAGGTCAAGTATACGTTCTGCTAGATACTGGCGTGATTTACGCAAGTTATCTAGAGGTACTTGGATCATTATTGCGCCACGATTCTGCTTGGCTTGGATAGCTACGCCAGATACTTCCGCACTATCTGTACCTAGCATAGAGTCGTTAATACCTGAGATAGATTGAATGTTAGCCTGCGCTTTCATCGCAATACGGTCAAGACCGGTTGGGATCTGGTTGGGTTGTATCTTAGATGGTGGGTTAGAGCCTCTGTTGTACTCAAGAACGAGACCTGTCTCTGCGCCGTGCTCCTCGAGGTCATCTGCTGTCATACCAACTAACGAGCCTGACTCTACCATCCAACCTGAGTTAGCTGTGGTGTTAACAATGTGTAGTTCTTGTGAAGCAATCTTGTTTAGCTGCTCTTGTGGGCTTAACAAGTTACGAATCATACCAAACGGGCGCCCTCGTCTGAAGTAGGCGAAGTATGGGACAATTGTGAAGTCGTGATAAGGAGACCAATCGTCGTGCAGTACAACGTGGTCACATGTTACAGTCCAACGAACTTTCTTTATCATTTTACTGATAATGTTCAGACCGTACTCTTTAGCGAACTTTTTCTTCTTACTATCAGACCAAGTCGAAGGAGCGTGTCGTTGATCGCCTGTGTTTGGGTCTACATAAAAGTCGCATCTGCTAAGCTTTTTATGCTGACGTTCAATTACTCGAAGTGAGCGTACGTTGCGATACTCATCGTCCCCCGGAACCTGTGCACCGAAGTAATCATCTTCTTGATCGCCGAAACGGTTCTCAAAATATTCAACAGAATCTCTGCCGAAACTATTACCGTTCTCTGCTATAAATCTTAACTCTTCTGCTTTCTTTTTGCCATAAAGTTCTTCAATTTCATCAAGAGTCATCCACTTAGTTTCGAACACTTCGTTCCAGTTCTTGGGGTCAGCGTCTTTCGCATCTGGATCGATGAGAATGTCCAGTGGGTCTTTGGCAGTGATTCGTATCTCACCTTCAACGTGGTCAGAGAAGTCCATGCGTACATCAAAGTAACCACGGCCATCTAGTATCAGACCGTCGCTAAATACTTGCTGTTCTACCCAATCGAGCTTGTTGTTATCTGCAATCTGCATGTATAACTTAGTAAGGGTATGTGCTACTTCTTCGTCGCCACCTCTTCGTGGTTTGAACTTAACGTCAGCTCTTCGTGATGACTGTTCACCGAGTACAGTATTGATAGTAGGTAGAACAGTATTAATAGTAAGGGCCGGACGACCTTCCGACTCTAGTGCCATCTTGTCGTATTCGTCCCATTGATCACCTCGATAGTAGGCATCACATTTCTGTGCCATATCGATATAGTCTAAATGGCCGTTGTCTCTAGCCCGTTCGTATCTGTCCCATTGCGCTCTTGCTATTTCTTGCTGTTTGGCAGAACTTAGCTTCTTCATATTTATGCACTCATCGGTGATTTATCTCGTTTTGTTTTAAACATGTGAGGTAGTTTGTCTCTCCAAGATGGTTGATAAGCCGGTGCTGGTGCTTCATAAGTAGCAAACTCAGTCATCATCAAACCAATCCACGCTAACGCATCTACCTGATCATCATGTATACCATTTGGGAATCGCAGTAGTTCAGCCACAAGTGGGCCCGTAAACTGTTCTTCTCTAGGCAAATATACCATGCCCTGTTGCATACGGCCTTGTATTGCTCGCGCTCGAGCTTCTTTATCCCTTCGTCCAGTTTTTAAATCTTTGAAATACGCTTCGTGTAACCCTCGCTCACGTACACGTTTTTCCAAGAACGGGCCTAGTGCCATCTCAATATGGCCTTTCTCAATACCTATTATAGAAGGTCGCCATTCTTCGTAGAGATCGAGTATCCTTTCTACAATCTCGAAACCGTCGTACTTACCTCTTACTACATCTACAACATACAGGTTATCTTCGGCATCTACTCCAATAACCATGCCCACTGTGTAGTCATTGCGATCTCGTTTACCAATCGCCAAGTCCCACGCGCAGTAGTAACGCATCTCGTCAAGGTCCACATCTTCGTAGTCGAAGTATTGAATCATGTCCCTTGTAAAATAATCACCATCATCGGCAACTGGATTCTGCTGATAAAGAGCTGACCAATCTCGAGGGCCAACTGCTTTCTCAATTCTCTTTAAAGCGTCTTCATCGTAGCGTTCTCTATGTAACGCTTCGCCTGCTTTTCGAAACTCTTCATCAACTTCAGCTCTTGCTGGGTAGTTGACCACTTCCCACTGTTCGCCGTTATTGTCCGCTGCCTTGAGCAACCGCCCAGCCAAATCGTCGTCGTGCCAACGGGTGAGAATGACGAGCACTCCACCGCCCGGGGCGAGACGGGTATACGCTGTTGACGTGTACCAGTCCCACGTACTGTCTCTAGCGTTTTGACTTTCAGCATCATCCCTATTCTTTACCGGATCATCGATAACAAGGATATGGGCGCCCTTACCCGTTATGCCCCCGCCGACACCAGCAGCAACAAAACCACCACCAGTACTAGTAAGCCAAGCTTCCGCTGATTGGCTGTCTGGGTCAAGTCTAGTTTTGAACGCAGTTTTGTAAGTCGGCTCACGCAAGAGTTGACGTACTTTACGGCTGAATCCCATAGCGAGCGAGCCTGAGTACGAACAGCTAATAAACTCGTGTTCAGGGTGGCGACCAAGATGCCAAGCTGGGAAAGCAACTGAAGCAAGCGTGCTTTTACCATGTCTAGGCGGCATAAAGAGCATAAGTCTTGGAGACTTTTTCTCAGCAACGTCTTTAGAGAATTGCTCAAGCCTGTTACAAATGTCTTTATGGACCCAGCCTGCTTGGTAGTCTGGGTTGAATCGCTCAACGAAAGGGAGTAATCTTTTCCTTGTGAGGAACCTGAGCGCAAGTTCTGCTTTTGCTTTTTCTTCAACTGAAACCTCCTCTGCCGTAATGACAGGTTGTTCAACATCAATTGGTGTCGGTAACGCTTCTGCATAGTCTGCTTTACAATAAACGCAGACGTCGTCCTCTCCAGAATATAAAGTCTCTGGATGTAACTTCTTACAACGTATGCAAGTTTTCTTTTCTACCACTACTAATTTTTCGGTACTGGCGCTGTGTATTTTTTACGGTTGCGGGCTTGGTGTTTAGCCTGCGTTATTTTTGTTTTAGCTTTACCAGTAGCAGACTTAATGGAAGCTGCACCTTTTTTAGCAATCCTTCTATTCATGGCAAACGCTTCTTTAACGTCGGGGTCGTTTTTTACGGCTTTAGCTGTTGATTTAGCTTTATCTACAGCTTTTTTACCGTACTTCTTTGCGGCTTCTCTTACGCCCTTTGATCCTATAAGTCTCGCTGCTGCTGCTATTACTGGTATTCCCATGTCTAGCCCTCTGGTTCTAAATAAGTAGTGTCTTTGCCCGCTATTTCTAGCAGCTCTTCGTCTGTTAGTCGCTCTAGCTGTTTTGCTGTAGCATTTAGGTTGACGTTTACCTGTACTGCATTGTCAGGGGCAGTCAAACCATGTAATTTAACTAGAGAATCCACCGTATTTTTCATTTCGGTGGCTGTAGCGGAGGAATTATATGCCTCCATGTACATAGCATGCGCGTTTGTGCGTTCAAATTTCACTTCTTCGCGCATTTGCTCTCTAAAATACTGTAACGCAGTCTGGACATCTGGTTTTTTGGAGGCTTCAAGCGCTGTTTTGTAGCTTGCATAGCCTGCACCACGACCAGCTGCCGCGATTGTCATGCCACTAGCGATCAACATCACTAGTTTTTCTTGCTGTACTGTTAACGCACTAAGCGAAAGTCCCATGTAAGGTACATGAGACTGGAATTCTGTCCTAGCAGATACAGCATTAGTGGACGATTCTGAGACCGCCTCGTCGTTTTTCACTAAGTTCACCGCCAAGTTCTTCATCTAGGAACACAAAAACAGGTGCGTCTTCGCCTAATTCGTCAAATCCGCAACTTACTAAAAAAGGATACAGCGCATCGTCACCATACCCCGCATCAAAAAGTATTCTTTCCGCTTTATCAGCGTCATACACTAACACTTCTTTGCCTCCTTTTAACAAAGCTGTACCAAGTACGGCTTTATCGAGGCCTTCAATTGCTACCATAGAGATTTCCATAATGAATCTTATCCCAACTTCTAATTAATCGCAAGAATGTTCAGCTATAGTCTTAATCCACCAGTAAAACATGTCGATTTGGAGACTATGTCTTAAGATATTAACACGGTAACAAACTAAGTGTATATTATGTGGCTCATATCCTTGATTTTGATCTATTCTATCTATGGATGCATTAAACTCTTTTTTACCGGAGCCATCTCTATGATGAGTCATAGTAACCCCCGACAGTGCGCACTTACCGTCTTGCTTTTCCCACAGATCTACCAAGTGCTCCAACTCAACGTTGAACTCCATTGTTTTACTGCGATTACTTTTTGCGCTTTGGAGAAGTTTATTTAGGTATTCTTGGTAGGTACTTGACCATTTTTTGCGACGGCTAGCCTCTACACACTTTTTACATGTGTTTCGCAGAGCGCCCTCTGACATATTGTACTCCGTTACAGGGCGGTCTATGTTGCAAACTGCGCACCGTTTATGATCCATGCGCTTAACTATACACGTATAAATCGGTTTTGCTAATTTTTTCCGCAAAAAATTTTAGAAAAAAATTTGAAAATTTATTTCTGAATCGCTCACTCACTATCTCCCCCCTCGCCGGTCGCGCACCCCCGCTCCCCGATCTCGGGCATTGGAACCTTGTCCCGGATTTGGTCTACGGAACCTTGTCCGTCAGTAACCCCTTGTGTTTGTTTTTGAACTCGCAACTCTCGTTGCTCGTTGTCAGTTGTTCTTGTGTAAGTTGTCATTCATTCTTTTTTAACTATGAGGTAATCATCATGAACATCAAATTGTTCTTAGTTATATCTTTAATAATTACTCTTTCACT